AGGCTCACCGAGTCCTTGGTGAATTTGTCGTTCACCGTGTCGACGTTGGCCAAAGATGCCGCATGATCGGCGCTCACATAATTCGAGCGCTGATTACCGTAGAGAAGGCGGTCTTTGTTGTTAGCGTTCCAGGCGTTGCGCTGCGCGGTTGTCGAAGCCCCGTACTGGATATCGAGGTTCTGGCCGACCGACTGGAGGGCTTCGATTGTCTCGAATTTGAGGTCTTCATCCGCCCACGTTTTCAGTGCGCCTTTAGACGCCTTGCGAAGGTCGATTGCGGCAAGGTCTTCGTCCATTTCGTGGAGCGAAATGCCCTTTTTACGCATATCCCAAAATGCCCGGTCGCCGTACTCGCCGAGTTTGTCCTCATGTCCACGCAAAGGCTGTCGACCGCGAATTGAGCCGCGATCAAGGTTGGTGATAAACTCGAATGTGATGCCATTGCCTCGCTTGGAAGCAAAGTCCTCTTTCATCACAATCGGGTTGTTTGTTCCCGTTCCGGAATAGGCCGAAAACGGGTTGTTCTGGAAAAATTCGGTCGAAAACTTGTCATCCCAAATTTGGGGAGACAGGCCGTCAACCACTGGGGTTTGTGCCATGACGCTTTATCCTTTTAGCGATCCATGATTTCGGAAAGCGGCCTTGGTCCCGAGTATGTCGGCTGCGCTCGCTGGCCATCATTGCGGGCCGAAGCGAAGGAAGTCGGCATGGGACGGTTTACCGCTGGTTGCTGCTGTGCTGGAGCCGCCTGACTTGCCTGGAGTTCGGCCATGATCTCGGCGCGCACCTTTTCGCGGTACGCGGCGGGATCGCCTATTTCCTGCATGGTCTGGCGGCGCTGATGCCAAGCGACCAGTTCGCCGTAGGGGTGCGGGCTCGACATGATCCGGCGATAGTCATCGACTGCCGTCTGATCGCCGGACTGCATGGCGCTAGTGTTTCGAGCGCACCCTGCACGGTCTCCGGACCGTGCTTGTCGTTTGCAAGCATGAGCGAAAACTGTTCCGCGTTTTGCTGCAAACGTTGCTGGATCGGGTTGATGGCGCTTTGCAGATATTCGTCAGGGTTTTCCCAAATGCTGGGCTTTTCCTGATGCTGCGGGCGCTGCATCTGCGAATAGGCTTGCATCTGACCGCGCAGTTCCGCCATTTCCCGGCGTAGCTGCTCGTTTTCCGCGTCCTTCTCACGGGCCTTTTCCCGCGCCGCATGAAGCGCCTGCTGAGGCACCCTGTTCGGCTCGGACTGAGGCCCATCCGCTGATGGGTCCGGCGTTTCGAGTTGTTCTGTCGCCTTCGCGGCAAAACGCCCCTGCTCGTCACGGTCCCGGGCTTCGGGCGATGGCTGTTCAACCTGCTGTTCGTCGTCCGAAGACGACATGATTTCGTCCAGCGACTTGCTGTCCACTTGGCTTCTCCATTCGTTGAGATCACGGTCGCCCGGTTAGCCCGGCGGCGGCAGCGCCCTTGAGGATGGCGGCTCCTGTCACGAATGCGGCGTGACGCCGTGCGCCCGTTAAACCCGGCGGCGGTTGATCAAGCGGACGGGGGATGACGCTCCATGTCCGCTCGCTTGAAAGCGATGCGTTCGTCACGCGCATTCGCCTGTTCCTGTTGTGACCGCGCGAACTCGATAGGAGCCATTCGAGCCTCCATCTCAAGTTTGGCGGACTGCGCCCGCTTTAGCTGTATGTCGGCAGCGCCTTTGGCGTTCTCTACTTCCTTGCCCTGCAATTCGAGGCGGATGGCCTGCTGCTGTTCGGGCGGTACCTGCTGCTGCTGTTGCGATGCGTCGTCCAGCATTTGCACAAGTTCGCCCTTGTTGCGAAGATTGGATGCCGCGAGATAAACTTTGGGCGGCATGACAACGCCGATCTTCGCCAATTCGATCAGGTTAGAGAACTCCTCTTGCTGGAGGGTCCCCATATCCGGCGCGTCACTGATTTCAATGTCTACATCCAGATCGGCTACAGAGTTCTCCATGACGGGCTGGCCTGTTGCAGGATCAATCACCGGCTCCATTGCTGGCTGCCCCGTCTGGTCCAATACGGGCTGCATGATCGCCTGGCCCGTTTCCGGGTCGAGTGCAGGGCGCATCATAGGCCGCTGTGCAGGTTTGTTGATCTCCACCCATTTCATGTTGTTGAGGTCGTCAGTCACTCGCACCCATGTCTGGCCGGTCCAGAACTGGCGAATGCGCCGCCACACCTTGCGGTAGGTCTCCATGTCCATCTCACGCAAGGCGTCTACGATTGGACCAACCTGAATTGACCCGCCCTGCTGCTGCGCCATGATAGCGCGGCCACTCTCATTGCCGTCTTTCTTACCCATCATCGCTGAATTCGGGCCCATCACCTCAAAGGACTGGAGCGCCTGCTGCAACAATTCAAAATGGCCCGATGCCTGATCATTGGTCGGAATTACGCCGAAGTCTTTACCCCACGACGCCTCTCCCGTCATTCGGACATGGCCATCCGGGCGGGCCAGCTGCTGCCGTATATCGCGCTCGCTTGCATTGCCGAGCGCTCGCTGGTTGCCGAAGGTTTGGCGGGCCGTGAAGTGATGGAGCGCCTTTGAGCGCCGCTTGTTGATCTCGTCTTGTGGGTCGATCAGATTGCGGATTTCGCCGTAGCGGGCATTCTCTCGATCGACATAAGCGCTGGTCCATGAAAATTCATGCTCGCGCCGACCGTCCTCGCCCTCGTATGGCGATGGACCGGACAGCAAAATGCCGCCTTTGGTGAACTCGCAGAAATCCCACTGGCCATCGCGCCCGATGTAGTACATCTGCACCACGCGAATGCGCTGTCGCTTCCCTGTGCTGACCCACGCCTGCCACGGCTTGTCGTCAAATGTATCGCCAATCGAGCGAGCACCGACAGTCTCGTCAAAAACCTGCGCCGCGCCCTCGCCGTACCGGCGCTCGGCTTCCTCGCGGTCCATCCATATGACCATACCCAAGTAACCGGCGTCGGAAAAATCTTCTGCGGCGCTGTACGGGTCCCAAAACATGCGATCCCACTGGCACCGGCGGATAAGTACAGTCCATTCCGGGCCATGCATGGCCGTTGTGTCAGTCAGTGCATCCTTCCCACGCGACTTTTGCTCAACAGTAACGCTGACGCCACCCCATCCCGCTTTCAGGATGTCTTCCCACACGCGCGAACGTGTCTTGTTGTACCGCTGGTCGTCAGCGACAAATTTGAGAGCGTCAGAGGCTGAATGCGCGTCGGTTTCATGCTGTGGCGTACGCGGCAGCGCGTTGGGTACAGTTCGCTGCTGGCGTTCCAGCCCTTGCAGAAAGTCGATCTTCTGCTTGATCATGTTCTGGGTGATGGCGGGCTGGCCCCGGCGCTTTAGCTCTTTGACCTCTTCGTCGGTCCACTGCTTACCGTCGTAATAATCCCAATCGCGCTCTGACTTTCGGCGCATGGCTGAGCCGCTGTCTTCCGATGCTTCAAACTTTTCCACCAAATCGGTGTGGAGACTATGCAGATCGTTCAAGCCAGCCTCCAGTCCAGATTGTCACGCTCAGGCCGATCAAACCAATCGCGTTGCGGCCTCGGCAGAGTCGCGGGCTCTTTCGCCCTCGGCGCGTGAATCTTGTCGAGCAACTGGCCAACCAGACCCAGCATATCAACCTGATCATCGTTGCGGCCTGCCGGGAAGCTCAACAATTCGTCTCTAAATGCCGGGTACCAGGGCGCGTTGACCGGGACATACAGGCCGCCAAGCGCCATTCTGCCGCGGATAGACTGTGCTCTGACGGCTTTGTCACCGCGCGTCGGAAACTGCTCCCGCGCTACGTAAGCGCCGGTCTCGCGTTGCCTGCGGCCCAGAAACGGCCCAACGCCCGCCTTTATCTGCCCTGTTTCTTCCGCCCATCCGATGGGCTTCCATCGCAGGACCATGTTGCAGAATTCTTCGACCCACTCGTCAGACGCGGCCTGTTTGCGCCATAGGTCCAATAGCCAAAGATTATCATCCGGATCGATGCCGACTACACCGTGCACCGTATAATCGCCACCGTCCGCCGTAACCGCATAGTCAGACGCGCCATAGATATTTAGTGTGTCTCGCAGCGGAGCCTTAACGTATGGCCGCAGCCATTCAGACTTAAAATAGTCGCCTTCTTCGGGCGATGGGCGCTGCTGATAGAGCGCTGACCAGTCTCGCGCCGGTAGAGCCCTGCGAATGCGCTCCAGCGCTTCGATGGGGTATTGCTCGGGCCAGAGCGCTTCGCCTTCCTCATTGATTGCCGGGAGATTAAGTATCTCCCAGCCCTCATGCGCGTGCTCCAATTGCAGCCAGCCCGATAGGTCGTCCTCATTCCAACGGGTTTGGATCACGACGATGCGTCCGCCAGGCATCAACCGGGTGTAGGCTGTTGACGTGTACCAGTCCTTGGTTTTGCGCCGGGTGATTTCCGAATCGGCTTCTTCCCGGTTTTTCACTGGATCATCGATTAGCAGCAGGTGTGCGCCGCGCCCCGTCAGGGGGCCGCCGACGCCGACCGCATAATAAGCGCCGCGCTGGGTCGTGGCATGCTCATATCCACCATTGACCCCCTCGATGTGAAATCGCTTGGCGCTCTTGCTGTCGTCTGCCAGACCGACCCCGGGAAACACAGACCGAAATGTCGCATCCTCAATCTGGTTTTTAACCTTGCGGCCAAAGTCGTCCGCAAGCTCCTGCGCGTACGTTGCCGTGACAACGTAGTGATCCGGGTTGCGCCCAAGATACCAAGCCGGGAAGAACTCTGACGCCAGCATGCTCTTGCCATGGCGCGGTGGCATGGTGATCATCAGTCGTGTTATTTCGCCCCGCTCAACCGCCTCCAGTTTTCGAGCAATCAGCCTATGGTGCTGCGCGTCTCGATAGGACGGCCACTGATAGGCCGCATAAGAGATCAGCCGCGAAAAGGCGAAATCTTCAGCTGTCGGCGCGTATTGCGGCTGCGACTGCTGCATCCCGCTGCTCTTTGGTTGCTACTACCATTTCAGCCTTCAATTCCGACTTGTCAGCCAAGCCCAGATCGCGGGCGATGATGTTAGCGTTGAGCAAGTCGGCAGCCGCTCCGGAAAACTTCTGCTGATAGATGATCTGCTCTACTCGCGTGATGACGGCACCTAAATCTTGCCGCTCCCCTCGCCATTCGCGCCAGGTCTTCTCAGTGATGTCGAGGAAAACGCACAGGCCGACGATGGTCATTGCGCGCATTTTATCCAGCTCAAGAATGACCGGCTCACCCTTCTTGGTCGCTACGCGCCCTTCCTTGAGCGGATTGCGTTCTACCCACTCGAAATATTCAAGGCAGGCGTCCCATAGGTCTTCCGGGTTCGCGAACTTGGGATTTGCGCCGTGCGACGAGCGTGCTTCCCAGAAGCGATTGCCTTTAGGCGCAGCCACCGCTTGTTCCTGTCATGACTGGCCTCACAATAATTGTATCACTTTTATGTTGACAGCCTGAATAAACGTGCTACATAAATTCACATGCTGCTGATCTACGACGAAACCAAGCGCCTGACCAACCTTGCCAAGCACGGTCTGGATTTCGCCGATCTCGACGTAGAGTTCTTTGTCAACGCCAAGGTCGTCGAAGCAAAGGCTGATCGCTTCATGGCCATTGGTGAGTTTCGCGGCGCGGTCATCATCGCCGTGGTGTTCCGGCCTGTGGGATCAGAAGCCCTCGCGATTATCTCAATGCGCCCGGCAAGCACCAAAGAAAGGAGCCTGTAATGGGTATCAAGTATTCGTCCAAGCGCCCTCTGACCAAGAAGGAAGAGGCGGAAATCCAGCGCATGATTGCGTCTGACCCTGATGCTCCGGAAGCCACTGATGAACAGTTGGCAGGTGCAAAGCCATTCGCAGACATGTTCCCGGCTCTTGCAGAGAGCATCAAGCGAGGCCCTGGACGCCCGAAGCTGGACAATCCTCGCCAGCAGATTTCAATCCGCCTCGACCCGGAGGTGATTGAGAAGTTCAAGGCCACAGGTCCAGGCTGGCAGAGCCGCGTAAATGAGGCGCTAAAAGCCGCCAAGGTGTGATTGGCGATCCCGGCAAGATTCGAACTCGCCACTTCCATAACCGCCGCGCGGGCCGCGCACCCGGCTAAGCCTTTCGGCTTAGCGGCCTGTGAATGAAATGCGAGGCGACCCCGGCGATTGTGAGCGGTATCCCGCTGTCCACCGTTTGTCCGACGCTTTCGCCTCGCAACCCTTGCCCGCTCTGGCGGGGAACTGTCAGGACGGGCCGGGCGCTACTCCGACTATGCGGTTTTGTTCACGGTCTCTGCTACTCGCCTGTTTCGTCTGGCCTAGCCAAAGTACGCAGGGTCGATGACGCAAAGACATAGCTTCGCTTTTCGCCGCCTGCGAGGAACGGCAGTGAGCCGGGCCTATGGCCGCCGACACTCAAATCGCTAGGCGGAAATTAACTGATTTTCTGTTAACGTCAAGCATCATCATACCGCTTTCAAATACTCGTAGGGGACAGTGATTGTTTCGGTCGCGGCGTTCAGATTAGCGAGCAAGACCGTTATCTGGTCCTGTTCAGTCCATGCCTGTACCGTCGCCTCACGCCCGGTTTCCTTGCCCCATATCAGCCTGACTGACCTCCCCGGAAACAACTTCTTTCGCGCCCCGCGAATCGCCACCTTGCGGCTCTCGCGCTCCAACCTTGCAACGCCCTGCATTTTTGCCCGAGCCTGCGCCTCGGCAGCCGCCCGGCTCCTGGCCTCGTACATACGGAGCCGAAACATATCCATCGGATTGATGGTGAGAGGTCGTCCGCCACTACCCACAACACCTTGAACGCCAGGTATCTTTGCCAGTCGCGGCCAGTCTCGGTCTTCCATCTCACCCACAAACATATAGCCTTTCAGTAAAGCAAATCGGCGCAACTCATAGACATTGGGCTTTAACCGGTTGCGCGCAGCAACGAATTCGACCGGCATGTAGTAGGTGAAACCAGCGTCTTTCAGCGCCAGCTCAACTGCTGAATGGTCAGACGCCATGCCGGATTGAAGCCGATAACCCTTCCTGGACTTTGGGGCTTCCTCTGTCCACCATTCGCGCTTCTGTTGCTGAGCGCCCGGCTTCGTCCTGATCGCAAACCATGCCATGCCACACCTTTTCCCATTTCGTTTCCGCCTCCGCCCGTGCATCCGCCAATGCCGGTCCGCGCCAGTACGCTTCCTTGCCGTTCAATTCCGCCAATAGAGCCTCGTGGGCTGCGATCTTGGCTTGCTCCGGTGTCGGATACCGGATTGCCTGTTTACGTTCGTCCAGCACCGGCCTGTGCCTCGCCTGATGGCTGAGCCGGTACATAGCGAGGAAGCATGTGCCGTCGAAAACCGCTTGGGCGTTAAAACTGTTCATGCGGCGCTCCGCGCACGATGTTGGCGAGCCATCTCGCGGTTGCGCACCTTGACTGCCTCCACATCGTAGCCAACAAGCGCCGGCGCACCGCTATCGCGCTGATGGCAGGCAATGGCGTGCAGGATCGACGTGTGGTCTTTCCCGAACCATCTGGCGAGTTGCGGCGATGACAGGTGAGGCTTGGTTGCCTTGAGTTGGTAGAGCAGCGCGTTGCGCGCCTTGACCACGGCCAACGTCCTGCAATCGATCAACAGCGAAAGCGCCGGGACGCCAGACGTTTGCGCCGCTTCGATAACCATTTGGCGAACCCATACCGGGACCGATCGATCAGCGAGCAACCGCCGGGCCTTGGCGGTGGCGGCAAGTCTTTGGCGCTCCAGCAGATCGGCCACATGCCGCGCTTCACGCGTCTTGGCGTTTTCACGAG